TTTTTAAGTTCATCAATGCTTGGAAAGGAAACATCACCAACAATCGGTTCAGAGTTGTTTACCTCTAATGAATTAATCACAGTTGATACTTGACCACCATTGAGCGATGAACGATTAACAAATTCAAATAAAGGAGAGCCAACACTGGTAATTGAATTTGCCGCAGAGTTAACATTTGATGCTTCATTCGTCCTGTAAGTGACAGTTAAGATTGTGTTGGATGGTGTAACCCCAAGTTTATCAGTTTTTAATAGGTTATATGGGTCAAAATTACTATCACTGTAATAGTCTCTACCGTGTCTTCTCAAAACTGCATTCGTTGGTTCAATTAGTGGCTCAACATCCACATCGGTAATTTCTGTTCCAAAACCAAATTGAAGAAATGTAGAATTACGATCTCTCTCTGTGACAAACCTACGTGGAACTGAAAATGGTCTTAAGTTTGCTTGTGTTACGTTCTTATCTGTTCCCCTGTTCGTAACAGCTCTATAGACCACATCTTGTGACAAGTAATCTACTTCATAATATGGATTGCCTTCAGAGTCAACAACTGAAACTATTTCGCTGATATTTGGAGAAGCAAGCTCTAATCTTAAAAACTTTTGGTAATCTCCAACTGTTATTTCTTCCACTTCAACAATCCCTGAAATAACTTGTCCCGCAGTTTTAATAGCGTATGAAGTTGGAATACCCGTTGTGTTGTTAACTTCAGCAACAACTATTTCATTATCTGGATTTGCAAAATTAACATCTTCAATTAATGAAAACCCATTTCCATTTAGCGATGAAAATGTAGTGCCCTTTTTCAAAACTGGCATATAATCTTCATCTGGTCCAGAACCAACAGGGGCGGCTGGAACAATAATGTATAAATCCACTTCTCCAAAAGATGATGGGCTACCTTGAAATTTATAGCCCAACTGTCTACCAAGTTTAATAACGTTGTTATACTCTATTGCCGTATCTAAAAAGTTTTCATTTACACTATAATCAAGATAAAACGATAATATATCGCCAACGTATGCAACACTGTCAATCATTAAGGAGCCAAAACCAGCTTCACTGTAATCTTTAAATGTGTCTGAATAGTATCTTTTTGCATAATCTATTAGATCTTGCCTAATAGAATTAAAGTCTCTTGAGGTGTATTTTATCGGTGGGTATTTTTTATTGTTCGGCAACTCGTTAATCTCCAAAAATAATTAGTTATTAGGTAATGTTAATTCAATTTCGTCCGTCACTTCCAAAGGTTTGATATTGTAAGAAAAATTAACTTTCAAAAAATTTGTTGGCAATGATGGATCGTTGTTGTTTGAAAGAAACACAATATCTATAATCTGAATATAAGGAAGGTAAAGAGATACTTGAGAACTTATTCTTGAACTTATTTCAGAGTAAAGGGTCGGTGTGTCGTTTTCAAACAGAAACCCACTTAAACCAACCCCAAAATTTAAATCCATTATTCTTTCACCTGGATTTGTCAATAATAAATTTTTTACATTCTGTTTTACTAATTCCCTATACGAATCAATTAACAAATAATCGTTAGAAAATCCGCGAGTGAGAGGAAGTTTTGGTGTTAATCCGCTTGCCATGATACATCTCCAACGAAATAATTATCATGAAATAAAATTTTTAGCTTATGAGCCGAATGGAGGAGTACCTGAACCTCCACTTCCGCCTCTGCCAGATATTCCAGACAATCCGCCTCCTGATGAAGTTCCACCAGAGCTTCCGCCAGAGCCACCAGAAGATCCTGTAGGAACATTTCTTATATTCAGGCTGTCGAATCCTGCCGCTAAACCTCCTGTTGAACCGGGAGGGGGAGCATTTGGATCTGTTGTAGCACTGCTTAAGACTTCTCTGATTTCTTCATCTGCTCTCGTCACCACTTCTGTATATCTTCTGCCCCATGGGACATATCTTCCAAGACGTGCCAGGTCAGTTCCGGTGATTTCTGTTATTATTCCAGAGTCTGTGATACTGTTTAGGGAAGCATAATATTGGTTTAGCCTTTCTTTGTTATTACCTGGAGAAGGCAAACCAAGGTCTGCTCTACATTCAGCATCTCCTGGCTGATATGGGGTTGGAGATTCTGGTGGTCCTTCTCTCAAGAATTTATCTAACCAATCAGCCGGAGGAATAGAATTTAACCAATTTGGATTTGGTTTATTATCCAATACCCAATATGCTGGTGCAAATGGGGTGATTGGAATACCAACACCGAACAGGGACAATATAAACAATGGCAAACCAATCTCCCAAACTTGCGGTTCAGGAATTAAACTATCATCTATTTGGTCAAACAAAGAAGCATCTGGTCTCGGTATCGTTGGGCTTGCGGATTGTCTACAAGAACCTGGTGCTAAAAGATCATCGCATCCACCTGGTATAATACCCAGTTCACTTGCCACATCTCCAAGCGCAGAAATATTATCAGATACTGCATAAGCTGTATCAGAAGCTGCTTGAGCGGCTTGATTTATTAACATTTGTGCCATTGCAATTTGTTTATTGGTTACATGAATAAGATCAACAATTCTTCTTGAAACAAGGACATTAAGATCTGCCACTTCTATAAATCCTTTAAATATAAGAAGAGGAGAGCGAATAAGTATTGCTGCAAGTTGACCCACCAAGCCCTTGATATCAAATCCGTTTCTAAAACTGTCATCAAAATCTCTATTGGATAATGCACAAGCAGAAGATCTATAATCTTGAGCATCTAATAATGCAAACAACAATTGTCTTAATTGCTCTTTTGTAGCATCAAATATTGTATCGATATTTTTGAGACTTGACATATATGTATTTGAATAAATGTTGTTGATACTTAACATTTTGTCAATAGGGAACATGTATTTAAACATTAAAGCATAATCATCCGTCTGAATCATTTGTTTTGTAAGGTTTCTTAAGCCAGAATTTCCCTTATAAACTGCCCTCATGAAACTCACCCTTTCTGGTGATTCTGGAATTAAAAATCCGTTACTATCTAATTTTGGAGCAGAAACATCACTGTATAAAGAAATAGCATCTGTGATACTAATATCTAAATCAAATGGTGTTTCAACAGATGTAACTGGAACAATATTTACTGTTCTTGTAGCAGAGCCAGATGTTTCTCTCACAAAATATGCTTTTGATTTTTGAGAAATTGTTGGACTCCCAGCAATTGAAAAATTACTATTAAGAAAATCAGTAAATATACTTGATGGTAAAGCTCCATTATCTTGTACCCCTTGTACATCTATTTTTTGACTATCAACAGGGAAGACGTATGACAAACGAAGACCTAAATTAACTTCCTTAAAATAGTCACCCAAAGTAACACTTTCATTTGTGAAAGTTTTTATTGAGTTTGGTGAGTTAGGAAGTCCTCGACCGCAAGCATTGTTAACAAGATCTGGATCTATCCTGACTTCTTTTTCTAATTTATCAACGCCGGTTATTGTATAGAGAAAATCTTGAAATTTATCAATGTTTGAAATACCCTCAAGATAGACATCTCCATTTGCTGCTCGATTGACTATATCAATATTATTTGTCAAGCTTTGTTTTCCAGCTTCAGATAATCCTAAAGTATCTGCATCAGCCTGATTATATCTAACTGATCTGACATATGGCTCTAATAAGAATCCTCCATTTGTAAAGTTGCAGGTTAGTGGTTCTTCCATTGGTCGGCGAGCAGGTGGCAGTTTGTTAATTTTTTCTGATAATTTGCTTCTTATTTCCCCTCTGCCCTTTTCAAGGTTTCTAAAGTTAACATAGGCATCGTTCCATGAAGCAATCCACTTATCATATTTTAATTGAAGGTCGATTCCCTCTCTTGTAAAATTATCGTTTCTGTCTCGGAATCTGCTGTCTTGCTCTACTTGAGATCTTTCCCAAACAAGCACCTTTAAGATGGAGAGCGGATCTAAATCCATCAAAGAAAGGTATGGAGATTGACCTATTTGAGGAACCCCTAAATCTACATACCCAACGCCTTGATAAAAAAGTCTCGCGTGTAAACCTCCTCTGGTTCCGTCTGGGTTTAGAACAGTGTTATTTGATGATGGCATAGCAAAAATAGCTGTTGATTCTTCTTTAACCAAAAGGTTGCTATTAGAAGAATAATTTGAATTATTATTTGTGCTTCCTGCAAGATCTAATTGATTATATTTTATATGAGGTTGAAAAACTCTTTCTGGTCCTCTATAGACCCAAGGATCTCCTGAAATTCTGAATCCTAAAGCTCTTGTGCTTGATGCATAGTCTCTGTCGCTTTCTGTGTAATATCTCCAAATAAATTTAAATTCATTTCCAAAAAAGTCATAAACATAACGAGGTGCAAAATTTTCAACTAAAACTGGTAAAAACCTTGTTCCATTGCCATTGCTAAAATAACTTTGTCCAATTTGTATGTATCTTTGATCGTTAGAAATTCTAAAAACTGGTTCAGTGCGATTAAAGGCTGGGGCTGTATTATTATAATCATCTCCAGCATATCCCCAATCGTCATTGCCGTTTTGCCAATCTTGAATCCTATCGCAAGTTTCATTATCCAACATAACTGTTCTTACTGCACCTGGAGTTGTTAAAATTCTTATGTTTTCATCTCCCCTTGGAGTTCCTGCTTGGTTAATATGGGGGGCATAAACATCATTAACGACTTGATAACGTGAGCTGTCATAGAAAAATGCACTTCCATTAAACACAAGAGAAGTTGCCTGACCATTAGTTGCAAATTCAAAGTTACTTTGATAATTTGAACCTTGACTATAAGCTCGATATCCATAATCAAACTTTGAATTTCCAAGCAAGAAGCCGAAAGCGTTTTCTATTACAGCACTTCTACGTAAAGACAAATCACGTGTACTGGCATCTGGAAACTGAATTGGTGGCGGAACATTTAAAGAGTTCGGCTGGAATGATTTATTTAAATAATACCCCGGATAAAACAGTTCGCCATTTAATGTCCTATGAGAGCCAATATCTCCTACATCTCCTTCAGTAAACACAGCAGGGTTTGCTGCAACTGCCATTAATTGAATTGAAGTTTTCATAGCTTCTTTTTCTTCACTTGAGATTCCGTACTGGTACGTTAAAACAGTATCCAAGATATCAAAATTATCTAAAAGAAAGTCGTAGTTTAGTGGATTCGGTTCAGAACTGTTAAAGTCCATAAGACCTGAACTTATCAATAGCCAATTCTCTCTGCTGATACTTCCATACGTTGGATAGCTTGTGCCGGTACGAGATGCACCCAGGGTTTCATTTCCTATGGTATATGATAATTCACTATTCTGTAATTTTAATGAATTAGCATATGACGCAATATCCGGCGATAATGACCAAGTATTCTTTTTGTATGCAGCTGAATCATAAGAATTACTATCGCCATTTGCTGATACTTGACCGTTTGTTGGACCGGTTGGTTGAACATTAAAATATTTTCTAAACAAATATCCCAAAGGCGAGATATATGCTTGAAGTCCCGCCTCTTTTATTTTTCGACTTGAGAGTTCACCGTTGATAACGGCGTTTAGCATGTTTGGATCAAGATACTCTAAATCTTCTGATAAAGACTTACAAGGCTTATCTAATCTCGCCTCCCCTGCTTCTTTTTGAATATCAGCAAACCTTATCCAGTTTTCAAGCAAAATTGCATCAACAGAGGTATCACCAGAAGAATCAACAACACGCGACATCCTATTAGACACTGCCCATATTTGCTGTCTAACTAAAAATTTTAATGCAATATCATACTCTTGCGGACTGTAATCTCCATATTTCTCTTTGATCTCTTGCACTTCAAATAAAGAAACATTTCTTTCGTAAAGGTCAATGATTTCTTTTTCAAACTCTGTAATAAACCCTTCTTGTTCGATTTTGTACGTTATAAACCGGGAGACATAAAGCACCATTAAATTATCAACATCTTCTGGTTTTTTGTACTTAAACCAATAGAAGATGTGAAGACACTTCAAGAACATTTCTGTGATATATGTTCTTAAAAGAAGCAAAATTACGCCACCTAAATTGGATTTCTGGAAGGGACTATTTGAAGATGAACCAATCCCTGATACATTTGGAAATGAAGCTTCCAAACATTCAATTGCTTGATATTCTTCCCTTATTCTATTCTTTAGAGCATCAATGTCCAATAAGTGTGGAGGACATTCCTGATCTGCTAATTTAGCAGGAGCCAAATCAAGATCTTGCAGGCTCTCTAAATTAAAATACGGATTGCTTTCCGAACCAATCTGATTTGTGAAGCTGCAAAATATATCTTTCCATATTTCGTTATAAGCATGTTTTGTATAGAGTTCATTTTTAATAACCTCTTCTGTTCCTAAAACACCGACTGTTGCACCAGGGGTTGTAAATCCAAGATTAAATGGTAGTCCTGACAGGTAATCTTCTTTATTCGTAACTTTCTCTAAAGCAGAGAATATGGTTGGACCATTCCTCAAAGAATCTTCAATTAAGTTTGCAAACATCCTGTCTTGAGGTGTTCTATTATCCGCACTTTGTATGTCAGCGGAGGTATCAAGAGGCAAAAGGCTTCTTTCTTCATAACTTTTAACTGCTTTTTCGTTTATGTCAAAACTTTCCGCTTGAGCTGTTAAAAGGACAGGTGGGATGCCTCCTGCTGTCTCCTCAATGTTTGTAGGATTATCAACAGTTATGGTGAATATATATTCTTCTTTACCTTCGGTCCATTTGTAAGGGACAACATAATTTAAGTTTAGACCCATCTCATCGACTTTCTTTAAAAGGTCATATATTGATGATTCCGATCCTAAACCTGCTTGAGAGCTGTCACCTGTTGGGGAAGAGTATTCTGAAGCGACAGATCCTGCGAGAACGCTGATGTCAACTCCAAGATTTGAGAAGACATTATTTGGCACTTCAAATTTGAAATTTTGAAAATTCTGCTCTTGGGAAATTTGAATTTTTCTTGCCGGTTGTCCTGGTCGATCTCCAAAACAAAACGTTCTATAGACTTCTTGAAAACCGGGTGCAAAGGCTTCTGGTCCTTTCTTTTTTCTTAAGATTGGAACTGGAGAGAATCCAAAAGTTTTTGTGTAGAAGCCACCAGGATCGTTTCTTCCTCCAATGGCTGTGCGATCTGCGTTTTGGTAAAATCTATTGTTTGTGTTTGCCAGCTCATACAACCTTTCAGACTCGGGATATGGTTGAGTCATGCCTATAGAACGCTTATCAACATCATCATCATCGTTTGCATCTATAGAAACACCATATTCTTGACTAATTCCGACATCATCACCCAACCAGTGAACAGATGTAAAACTATCCTTAAGAGTTGTACCTCCTTGGTATGTCAAGTTGTTCATTCTGTTTCCGTCTGCATTAACCGCACCGGGAGGTAGTGCTCCGAATGCGACAGTTCCATTTCCAACCAAATCAAGAAAATCAGGGTTGAAAAGAATTTTTTTCTTTCCATTAATTGTTCTCTCAATGGTACGAGGAACTACCTCGTCTACTGTAGTTGATTGTGCAGTTGCAGGAACATAATTACTTACATCTTTATTGAATTGAGATGCGACAGGATCATACAAAGCGTTTAATTTTGTATCTAAAACAAAATCAATATATGGATTTCTATTCGGAACTATTCCAGGGACAATGTTTCCGTTTTCATCTATGGAACATTCAAATGGAGGAAGAGAATCATCTAAAACATTATCTTTTTGAAGAAGGTTATTTAGATCTTCCAATCTTTTTTTAGCTCTTTGGCGAGATGAATCAATTTGCTCTTTGATGAGTTCTGGACTCATATCTTTGTTTTGTAAAAGCTGTTGTCTTAATGTTGTGTCATCTGGATCACACAAACACTTATATTCTTCTGGAAGATTGTCTGTGACTTTTGTCACTTCCTCAAGGACATTTGAGTAACCAGCGATCTTACCTAAATCTTCAAATAGTTCTAAAATATCATCGTCTGTTTGATATTGTGATTGGATTGCGGGATAGTTTCCTGCCAAGTTTCTAATAGTGTTAACTGCATCTCGATTAACTCCGCAGCCAAGCATCATATTACCCATTTCACCTGGAGTTAATACAGCGGAAGAGGCAGCAAGAAAATCAGTCATTTGTTGCTTTGTCTCTTCTGCTTTCCTTATCATATTTTGTTGCTCTGCCGGACTTTGGTTTGGATCTATTTGCCCAGGAGTGAGAATACGATTTTGTGCAAATCTTTCTGTTTGTGCTGCGAGTTTTTGTTGCTCTTCACTGATCGAAGTTCTTACACCACCGGGTAAGGCGATAGAAGCATTTTGGATGTTACCAATAGTAGTTGAAAGAAACGACTCTAATCCTGTTCCGAGGACGGCATTAGCACTCAATCCACCAAAGTTAAAATTATCAAATCTTGCTTTACCTTGACCTTCCAGAGCACACTCTTTGCAGAAATCAAGAAGCATTTTTATCAATTCTATTACAAGATCAAAAAGAACGCTAACCAAAGCAGAAACAACGGCTCTTGAAATAGCAAGACCCCACTGCTTAAGATAATCAACAACAGGAAAGTCATCTCTCAAATAAATTGTTGGGATATCAAAAACACCTAATTTTATTTCAGATGCAAGATTTGCAGCTTCATCCAAAAATTGCTGTGCTGGACCTAAAAAGTCCTGCCCTCTAAAACCCAAACATTCAAGTGCAGATTCGATAATTCCCTTAATTGGAACCTTATTTAAGACCTGATCATATAGATCGTCTAAATCTCTCGTTACATTTGCAAGACCTCTTAAGTTTCCAATTATTTGGTCGCCGACAAAATCTGATGCAGATTCTAATATTTCAGCAGCCTCCTCACGGGTTTGGAATAATGAAACGGCAACTTCTGCTTTTTCGGCTCCTGTTTTTGAGGTAGTTTCATTTGCTTTATTTTGAGCATCAGCAAGAGCTTCAGATTTAGGTGGACTAAACATCTTAAGAGAGCTAAAGTCCACTTTAGGAGGATTTAAAACATAACTTTCAACAAATTCTTGAATGCCTAATTTAGATTTGCTTACCCAAACTTTATTAAGTTCATCTATATTATACAAAAAATAATTCGTTCTTGGATCTGCAAATCCCGCAGAAGATCTAAATGTAGAAAATCCTTTATCAAATGGCTTTAAGCACTTGCCCTCTTTGGATATAACGTACTGCATCTTATAAGCAGAATCCATACCAAGTATAAAATCAAGATTGGTCATACTGGTGACATCGTTTTCTTCTGCCAACACCTTAAGTGCCGGATATATTTTATCTAATTTTTGTGCTTGTGCAGCAAAATTGACTCTTGGGATTCTTCCATAAAGCTTTCTTGTTTCTGCATCATAGAAATTTAAAAGATTTTTTAAGTTGTTTATCTTCGGCTTTAACTGACGCTCATTAATCTCTTTATTAAAAGCTGCCTTTTGAAGACCAGCTGTCCCTTCTGCTGATGAAGGTAGCGGGTCAATTTGATCAGTGGGAACCGATAATAAAACTTTAAGTCTTGAATTGGGTCTTTCGTTTATATCCCATTCTTCAGCGATTACATCTATTGATTCTTTGTTTTCAGCAAACTTATCATAATATTTTAATATTCTATCAAGAGCAACTTGTTTTTGCTCTGACATTCTTGTGGATAAGTCTTTGCGAGTTTTGCCAGCAGATTTATATTTTGTAACAACAGTAACTGCATATCTATCTTTTAGTTGAAGCTCTTCAGCATTAACTGTTTTAGCTTCAGATTGAAGATAGAATGGCTCACTCTTGTTGTCGTTTGTGGTCCAATCTTTTGTTATTAATGATGGTGCTTTTTTAGGATCTATTTCACTTGCCATAATTTAATTGGTGTTATTAAATCTACTGTTTATATAACTATCTCCTGCTTTACTTAAATGGTTTTTCTCCATATTTTCTAAATTTTTAGTTATGTTTTTTACTGACTCAAAAACGTTAGTCATATCCTTTATTTGATTGTTAAAGCCTGCTTGCATTGCTGGTAAACTTGTGAGAACCTGTTGACCTTGGAAAGGAGAGACATGTGTGTGGGATTGTATAGCAGCGTTAAATATTGATTGATTATTTCTGAAAGCTTCTACAGCCCCTTTTAATTCTTGTATCATTTTAAGAATCTTTCTTAAACACTCTACCAAATTATCTCCCCTTACAAGAGGTTGAACCCCAGATGCATCATTACCTGCAATTAAATCAATTCCACCAAAGCCAAAAATTTTTCCTCCTTGAGAATTTTTACTATCTGTTCCGGTCACAAGCTTTATTCCTTGTCTTGCGACAATTCTTATGTCGTCGGCTTTAAGTGCAATAGCAGATCTTGGCTGCCTTTTTACACCTTCTAAACCTGGGCTTCCTTGACTACCAGGAGCTAAAACAAAATTTTCATCAACGTCTGTCTTTTGAGATATATAAATTCTCGCTGCATCAAGAGCAAAATCAGGTTCATAAAACATTGGGAGTTGATCATCTGCTGTTTTATCACTCATTTCCCTATGAAGTTTCCATCCCTGGACACCTACAACTATATCAATCATGTCGGACTGCGTATCTCCACGACCGCCGTATCCAGAGCTTATTGCGCGGGGTCTGTCTCTACCAAACACAATAGATGAATTTTGATATTTTTCTCGATTGTGGATTTCTTTTTCGCATTCTCCTAAATTTCTTTCTATAAGAGCTTGTTTCGCAATACCACAATTAACGCCACTGATGATAGCCTTTTGCTCTTTAGATAAAGCATCTTCAGCTACTCTGTTCTGTTCATTTAATCCTTTATTATCTTTAGCTTTTTTAAAACTCATATAAGCCCCTTATTGATACACAGGTCGTCGTTTTTTAGCTTCTTCTGGACCGAAATAAACCCAATGCCAAGGTTCAGATGCGACTGTTCTAACAAAACCATATTCAGCAGCATTTTTAGCTAACCATTTATAAACATTAGTCACTCCAGGGTAACGCAGACGCGAGACATTTTGAATCTTTTTTGGCTGTTTGACTCCGCCTGTTTGTATATCCACAGCAATACCAGACTGATGATAGCTATTTCCCGGTTTTGCAGCAGGATTAAATCCTGGTTTTTTTTGACTCCACCCCTTCCAAAGTTTTTCTTGCTTTTTGTAAGTACGAAAAGCACTGTTGGCTTTTAAATCCACACCTTGGGTTTTTGCAGCTGTTCTCATTCTCTCATAAGCTTCTGCTGCGTCTGTTCTCATTATTTTTTCTTTATCGTTTTTTATATTGGGCGTTGTAATTTTTGAAGTTTCAATTTTGCCCAAAAGTTTTCCTCTTGGATCGTATGCACACGAATCGCCCTTTGGATCTTGTTCACATTCTGACTTCTCTGGGATATTTGATGGAACTGCTTTGGCTCTTTTAGTTCTGCCTGCTTCTTCTGTTTTCTTTTTTGCAGATGTTTTTGCGGGTGGAGTGCCACCTTCCGCAGCAATATTTCTAAATTGACCGACTTTATTTAAGTACCCTTTAGAATGAGGGTGAATAACAGTTACCCAATCACCTGGTTTTGGTATTACTTGAAGTGATGTAGAGTCTGGTTCATATAAATAAAGCTGATCTATTAAGGCTCGCGCTTCTGCGTCTGGATTTATAATATTTTCTGGAACTGCAAAAGCCTCATCAATACCTGGCACATAAACTCTAAAATATGTTGTTGTATCTTTTGGATTGTTGGAAACTTGATTAATTTTGTCCGTTTTGCTATCAGGTTGTGGTGGTACATCTCTATCAACAGACATACACATTCCCACAACTTCTTCATTTATAATATTGTTTTGCGGCTTATAACTGTCTAAAGCCATGCGGTAAAGCCTGTCAAGAAACTGATCTTGAGTTTCAAGCTTTTCTTCAGGGAATTGAGAAGTAGTAGAAGACTGTATTTTGTAGTCTCCCTCACGTTTAATCCTTGCAACCCTTTCCGCTTTTTCTTTATCCGTAGCCATGACTATTCTTTATTTAGTTGGTCAAAAATTTCTGCGCGTTCCTGCTCTGACAAAGAAGTGTCCCCAACCTCGTTTTTCTGCTTTAAAGAGGCAATCTTCACCAATTGCTCATTTGAGCGTTGTAATGTTTCCATGTATTTTGCAGCGGTTATTCCAACCTCTTTATGACGTTCGTCAGCACCAGACAAATATTTGATTAGATCCTGGAGGAGTTCTTTTGTTTGCTCTCGATCTTCTCTAATATTGTTTATTGCTTCAGATGTTAATTCTGTAAAGTCTTGCTTTTTCATTCGTTCCACTTCTTTTTATAAGAAGAATACTCGCCCCTAAACCTTTTCAGGTTGTTTAAAATCTGTTTTGTATTCAGGTTTGTCATTTCCCTTATATAAAGATAAATAGCTTTTTTATTAAAAATTTCGATGTCTTCGGCGTCCCTAAACAGTATCTTTATTGCCTCAAGGATCTTTTTTTCGTTTTCTTTTAATGTAAACTTGTTTTCCCAATTATGAACTTCGGATAGAAAACCAGACATAAATTCGTCTTTGTTTCTCTCTTCTTCGTAATCATTAAAGGTAGCAAGGTATTCTATCTCTACTTTCTTTGATATTTCGTCATATTTTGCTTCCCTTTTCATTTGGATAGCGTTCTTCTTGACGCGAGCAATAAACCAGTTTTTTGTAACAACACTGAAATAAGAGAAGGCTTTAGAGCCTTTGCTCTCATCAAAGTTGGAAAGTATTGTTATAAGGTGAATCTCGCACTCTTCTTTTAGGGCATCAATATTTGGTAAGCTACCAAACTTGTAAGTAAAAACTATTTTGTTGATCATCTCAACAAATACAGGTCTAATCGTGTTTTGATAGAGATCATTTTTTCTCTTGTTATTGTTGCAAGAGATGTATTCAAGTATTGCATCTTCATGCACTTGAGTAAAGTACTGATTACTCTTCTTTTTCCGCTTCTTCTTTGTCATATTCTTCATCAACCTTGTTAAGAACTTCTATTAAATCTGGTTGAGTAAAAGAATATATGTTTTCGTATCTACCGAGAAAGTTATAAAAATCCTTTGTATGGTCTAATAGGGATTGTAGGGTTTCGTCACCATAAAAAGTTGGCAACTCATATACGGTATTGAGATGACTTGCGTATGTTTGCAATCTAGTGAAGAGTTCTGCCGACTCTTCAGAGGAAACAATTATTGGGATTATTTTTGTGCGAACGTAATAATATAATACCGCAGAAATTCCAATAAACAATAAAGCAATTAAGCTTAAAATAATATGTAATAAATCAATGTTCATGCTTTCTGTTTTTTAAACTTTGTTTTGCTTCTTCGATATCCTTTTTCGATTCCTCTATTGTTTCTTTGACTAATGTTCCAACTGCACTTTCTTTTTCAACTTTTTTTGAGTAGTTGAATGAAGCTGGAATTTTATTTAAGCATTTGTCACTTCCACAACTATTGCAAACATCATGTATCTCATTTAATCTATGAGATATTATATATGATATTTTACATTTGTTGCAGTAATAAGTGTATTTAGGCATCTTCGTTTGTGTTTTTTGCAGTGGTTCGCTTTTTTGTTGTCTTCTTTTTTGTAGTTCGCTTTTTTCTCTTCTTTGGGGTCACAACTTCTTTATTGTTTTCCTCTTGTAAGGAAATGGTAGGAGGATTATTTACAATCAATCCATCAACAGAATTTAAAATTTCAAAATCTTTTAAAATATGTGTAATGTCTGTTTGTTCAAGAATTCCTTTTTGTAGAGCCAACATAATAGCTCCCACTGCCTGATTTGATAATTTATATTTAGAACTAATTTCCATATCTTATTCTCCCTTATTTAAAGCTGACAGAGTTTCTTCCCAGCTTGTAAAGCTGATAGCTTTATCATCAATATAAAACTTTGCTCTTGGCTTTTCAGCAGTTACTTTATTAACATACTGTTTCAAGTTATGTTTTTCTAGCCATTCCCAAACCAATTGCGTACCTGATTTTCCATTAACCAAACCACGATCTGGTTTTGCTTTGCAGGTATATACCACGATATTAAATTTAGAAGAAAGCTCTTTTAAAGCATCATGGACACCTTCTACAGGATCATCATAAATTGTCCCGTCATGATATCCCTTTGAGCACTTATGAATAACGCCATCAAAATCTACGCCAATGTTAATTTCTTCGTCAGGATAAGAATGTTCTCTAATTCCTTTATTCCAATTTAGTTTTTCAAGATCTCCTGGTGTGTTCTTTCCAATGGGCGGACATTCTTTTCCAGAGCCATGTGTTAGTTGATATTGCAAAAGCAAACTTAAACATTCTGCTGTATGGTAATATTCTACACCAAGAACAACTTGTGACAAATTTTTAATTTCTTCGACAATCGGAACCGCAGTCACTAAAGATACTTGCATACCATTATCAGACGCCCACTGGAGAGCCTTATTGACATCTTTTGATCTTCCAGATGAAGAAATACCATAAACTAATGATTTTGACATTTGTTCTTTTGTTCTTGTGGATGTTCTTTGTTTTAGCCAAGCCACCATCCATTGATCAAAATCAGTATCATTGATAAGAGATGTTGCAACAACACAACTACCAGGACACATGGCGTTTTTAGTTCCATTTGAAAGGCGCGTCATATCTACAGCAGTATGATCAGCAACACCCATATTACCACCATGACCAAGCACATAAATATCATCACACATATTGTATTTTTCTTGAAGCTGTCTCCACTCTTCAGATTCAACAATTTCAAAAAATTTATTAGATAAGTTTTCTATATCAAGCATTTAATATTTCTCCAGTTTTTTAAGACTATCAATTAGCATTGTTGTATCCATACCAAGGGCTAATAAGCCAAAATTTTTATATTTATTTATTTGTCCATCAATTTCACTTGGTATATGGATACCTAATTTTTCTTCACCTATAATATCATGTATATTCTTGATTTTCAACATAAATTTTTCATCATCAAACTGATGTGGTATTTTCATGCTCATTGATAAATCGTAAGGTCCAATAAGATAATAATCAAAATTAAATTTTGCTATATCTTTTAAATTAGAAACCCCCTTCTCACTTTCTATTTGAGCGACCAGTAGAGGCTTTTTTCCTATTAAATTAGGGTTTTTTCCCCAAGAATTTGCCCTTACCAAGCCTAACCCTCGTGTTCCACCTTGAGTAGGAAAATTACAATAATTATGAATATTTTCGCTTTGCTCTACAGACTCAACTGTTGAAAAAATTAAACCATCAACACCTGCGTCTAAACAATATCTAATCATTGTTTTATTAACTTCGGTAAGTCTCACAAAGCACTTCTTATTTTTTAATGTAATTGTTTGAATACACATGTAAAGGGACTCGTTATTAAAGCACCCGTGCTCTGTATCTAGAACTATTCCGTCAAATTCTGAAGTGCAAAAGATTTCAGATATAGTATAGTGAGGTATTTGCTGCCACGCTAATTTCATTTTTTATATTCCTGTATATAATCACAACACACCCCAGCACAATTTTCTGTTATTTTGTTTTTCGGCATTACCGCAATAGAAATTTCTGTTAATTTACTTCCTGGATATGCCCATATCCAACCATTACTCGTGAGTGTGTGCTCATCTTCTTGGTGCCAAAAGCAATGTATATTGTTTTTTAACATATGTTTTAGTGCATCAATATTTTTAGCATGACACCATAATTTAGAGTTTTTTAAAAAATTTATGTTAATAGGGTATTGAGGTTCATCATGACCTAAAAACCAATTTCCATTACTATACCACACATCTATTTCAACGTCAAAACCTTTTTGAATAGCAGACTCAATATAAGAAGGTGAGTTTTCTTTATCGGGAATTCTACCATTAAGGTTTCCACGATGAGATATTAAGATCATTTTTTCACCACATATGCTGTTGGACAAATATAATTTAATGATTTTATTTCTACATCTTTGTCTTGAAAAAAACGATCAGCCCCAGAAGCTTCAGACCACTTATGAAAACCGTATTCGTCAAAAACTATAATTCCACCTTTAGAAACTCGATCCCATAAAGCGTTTAATGTCTCATAAGTAGGTACATCTAAATCCAAATCAATATACAATAAAGAAATTCTAAAACCAGGACGACTTGCAGCATATTCATACGCACTTTGAGTTATGTCGCCTGGTACTAATTCAAATTCATGATCCTCAAATCCGTTTTTTTTTATAAAATCATTAAATGCCTCTACGTGACTGCTGCCATGTTTATAATTTCTTTGCTCAAACAAGGTTTTCATAGCCTCTTTATCGATGCCAGCCAAACTCTCAATAAGCTTGTCGGAATTAAAAAAATCAAAACCAACAACCTTTTTACCTGAATTTGGACACAAATACCTTTTCAACTTTAGAAAAGTAAACAAGCCGGTGCCCTTAAAAACGCCACACTCTACGATGTCTCCTGGAATGTCTTTAATTTGATTGACCAACAAAGATCGTGCTAAAAGTTTGCCAAAAACTTTTGTATCGGGGCTTAAAATAAAGCCATTAAAGCTATCATAGAGGGCTTGAGAGATATCAACTATTTCAAGTTCTTTAAGTTTCATACTATTTCCCGTAAAATTTATAATAGTTTTCTAAATCTTCAGGGGTTCCCAACCCCCACATTCCATCAATGTGGAAAGTTTTGATTTTTTTGCCTGCACCTATGGCTTCATTGAACACTGGACAGACATAAAACTCGTTATTAAACCTAACATTCTTTTCTATCATTTGTTCTGCATATTTTACATAATCAGAACCGTGTTTCCAATAATAGATTCCAGTTGTTGCAATATCACTAATTGGTTTTTTTTCTGCAACTTCAGACACAAAACCATCTTCATCTAATTTAGCAAAACTCCACTTTGGGTGGGTGGCAGTAAAAGATAAAATTCCTCCATCAACACCGTCTGCTTCCATAGAATACATAAATTCATTACTATCCCAATCTAAAAATTGATCAGAATTTGCAAATACTAAAGGTTCATCATTATCAATAAATTCTTTTGCCAAGAGTGTTGTACATGCTGCACCTTCAGTCATTCCATCTACTTGAACAATTTTACAACCTGGAGAGATCAGATTTAAAAGATGCTTCAGATTGTATTTTTCATAATGAGATTTCTGAACCACAAAAATATGACGAGCGTCGATGTTTAAATTTTCTACTACTAATTGAATCATTGGTTTTCCATTCACCTCAATTAGGGGCTTTGGAAATGTATATCCCGCTTTGGCAAAACGAGATCCAGCGCCTGCCATAGGAATTAAAACATTCATTTTTCCTCCTTGCCATTTAGGTCTTAAAGAGTCTTTTCCATTTGCTTTAGAAATGGTGTTAGCTATTTTATCATAAGTTACATCACTGCTGTTTTTTACTGCACAAAGATGAGCGCCTGAATTGATAGCGCCTTTTCTGCCAATATGAGAATCTTCTACAATAACTGTTTCATGAGGTCCCACACCAGCTTTTAACATACATCGCAAGTATATTTCAGTATCGGGTTTAGGTTTTGTGACATCTTGATTAGAAAAAAGAAAATCAATATGTTCAAAAAACCCTCTTCTGATTAACTGTAATTTGGCTGTATCTCTAATAGAATTTGTTGCACAAGCTACTTTATATCCTTCAGATTTAAACTTTTTTAAGACTTTAGAGATTCTTTCGTCCTTTTCAAACTCGTTAATGATTTTAAGAGTTTTCTCTTGTTTAAGCTTCCATACAGAGTTGTGCAATTTTTCTGGTAGACCTTTAGAATTTGTTAACATGGACAATTTTTTAGAAGTAGATAGACCATCATATGTGGAAAGATGCTCCTGTCTTTCAATAACATATTGAGGATCAATGTCAGCTAAAGCTTCATTAAGTGCATTATAGTGTAATTCTCTAGCATCCACTAGAACACCATCCAAATCAAATATAATAAGTTTAATCAATCTCTAAATCTCCTATTTGGCATAAATGGATGAACATCAATATCAAGCTCTTTATTGGCATCTAGCCATAAATCACCTTTGCGCCATCCTACATAATTTTTATCTTTTAGTTCTATATCTTTTTCAAAATAATAATATTGAACAAAGTTGGGTTCTTTTGGTAACGATGGAGGATTTTCAATAAAATCTTTAGACCATTTGGTTAACCAACCATAGTATTTTGGCTGCTCTTTCCATGTATCTTTCCATTTCCAATAGAATATTTGAGAAGTGTGATACCAACCTTCTTTTGAGACATCGTTACTTTTTATCTTTCTCCACTCTGGCTCTCCTCCTTGATAGTTGGAAGTATCAAGTGGTAACGCATCTTGTTCATTCAATAGTCTACCATGAATTTTATCGTTTATTAAAGAATGTTTTTTGTTGCAAATAAGAGCACGAATATAATAATCAGCCTCTTTATTAGCAGGAGTCAGAAACCTTTCATCCCACATACCAATTTTTTTAACAGCTTCAGGTCGATAACTGATTATGTTGTCTCCTAGTTGACCAGTGACAAAATTATAATTTTTATGCATTTTTAATAAATTAGTAGCCCAATTGGGGTGCAAAACAATATCATTTTGCATGGTAACTACAATTTTAGAGTCTGGGTTGTTCAGATCCTTGAATCCGTGCAATAATGCCTCATTCCAGTTACGAGCTAGATTTCCTGTATCCCAATCGGGTCTAGTATTATTGTGGATAACATTAACTTTGTCTTTAAATTCCTCTTCAAGAAAAAATTCAGAATGATTGTTAATTATGTTTACCTCGGTGTTTGGTATAGATATAAAATCTGTTTTATTAAAAAGAATATCTAAAGTTTTATTTAAAATGCCAGTTCTTCTATAAGTTACTATAAATATTTTTAAATTTTTCAACACTATTCATCCTTTTTTTTAGGAGTCAATAGATAATATTCTAATCCAACATGAGAATCAATCAGAGTGTAAACATAGTCGCTTTTAATTATTTTTTTAATATCTTCAATGGAGACAGAGCCGTAATTTGCTCCCGTATGAACTTCTAAAAAAATACATGGCTTAAACTTCTCTATGAAAGAAGGCGCACCTTTTATAACCTTGCATTCTGCACCCTCAACATCAATTTTAACCAAATCTACATAATCAAATTTATCTACAAAGTCATCTAATTTTAAAGCATCATATTCAACATCAATTGATTTTCTATTTGGTCGATCTACTTTAACTATTGTACTGCTTCCTGCGCCGCCGCCGGAGGATAAACATTCATAATGTCTTAATTTTTCTGTACTATTAGCACCGTCACTAACAATATTTTCATATATATCAATATTATATTCAGTGTCATCTGTAGAGTCGGGAAGTTTTTCATAGCACTTGTTTATGTTTTCTAACAACACTACTTTTCTTGGCTCTTCGGGTTCAAAACACACAATGTTGGCTTTTTTCGTTTTTTGCATAACTGAAATGGCATAAACACCTTCGGCAGTTCCAATGTCAAAAAAACAAATGTTTCTTTTACCTTGTAATCTATTATTTATTTTTGTCACTGTTTTTATAAAGTAAGACAGCATATTCTCTGGGAAGAAGTTAGTTTCAATGAATCTTTTAGATGTTTGTCTAAATTCTTCTATGCGAATATTTCTCGACTTCTCTGAAAGGCTTTCGTTTTTACATTTGTTATGGTATACTTCTATATTCATTTTTTCCTCATTTTTTTAAATTGATTGCAAAGTTCCAATCATCTTCATTATCGATATCAACACTCTCTATTTTATCAATTGGATAGAAAAACGGATTAGTCCCTATACGACTATTAAGATTTATAATAACTTCAGGCTTAAAAATATAAAACGCTGAATTTTCTTCATAATAAGGAGGCAAATCCTGCGTTTGTTCCATCTTAACTGGATTATGATTTACCGGACAATATCCATACTTTTCTTTTCTCCACAACCTAGAGTTTAATTGATTACATGAAACCACAGAATCATATTCAGTTAAATAATCACTAGCTAATTTTACTGTCTTCTCACTTAAAAAAGGGCTTGTAACATGAGTTTGTACAATGGGGCAATTTATTGAAAAATCTATAATAAAACTTTTTATTAAATCACAAACAGACACCTTGTCACCTTTTAGATGCTCTTTTCTTTCAATAATGTTGACATTTCTTAAATCGTCATCAGTTTTTATTAAAGATTTTAGTTCTTCGCTATCAGTATCTACAAAAACATCATGTTTTTTATATTTTATCAAAGTTCTTTTAAAAAGAGGAGCACCATCAAAAATGCGAAAATTTTTTCTTGGGACTCTTTGAGAATTGTGCTTAATTGGTACAAATACAATCATCGTGTTTCGTTTTTAAATTTAGGAAGTTGAATAAATTTATCTATTCTTTTTTCCATATCGTCATCCATTATTTTATCATATATTGTCTGATCTAATTTAAATCTTTTATCTTTTAATAAAACATTTTTACAGTGCATTATTTGAGATATTTGATCATGTAAAATTTTGTCTGGTCCTAAATGCCGACCTTCATTTCCATAAGTATTTATATAAGCCTGATTGTATTTTTGCTCATTTGTTTGAGGTATACCTGTATTGTAAAAATCTACCCCAAATACAGCCAATTCATCAAGAGGATAAGACATCAGTACGTTTAAAGCACCATATCCAGAATTAAAATTTGCTGAATAAGTGGTATAAGAGCCTTTTGCAAACTTTTCAATATGTTGTTTGGCATAAATTTCCCAATAAAGTGCCCACCTATCCCAAGTTCCATCTTTATTTTTTAAGTGAATTAGTGGAATATTCATCTCTTCAAAGATTGGTTCATACACTTCATCCACAAACGCCCATTGACCATTATCTTTTAATTCACTGGCAGTATCATTACAAATAACAAATTTAGGTTTTTTATCTTCACTAACATTTTTTAAGTGATTTACCAATGGAGGACCGTAATTTGAGTTTAAACAACTTTGAATTATATCAGAGCGACTTCCGTAATCATCCACGTTTAATATATCATGCTGAATCCTGACAACAATATCGTATGAGTCAATCTCTCTTCCTTTGTTTTGTCCATTCAAATAAGGGGAGGGACCTACAAAAGCCACCTTTTTGCCGCTCAAATACTCTTTAAGTCCTTGATCAGTATTACAAGATTTGTAAAAAAGAGAGTTATTGTTTATTTTTTGATAACGCGCAACGCATTCTGATGTTGTTAACTTTTTACTTGTTTTTATATTTTTATTAACTTCTTTTGCTATATCGATCCAAGGGTTGGTATTTGTTATTAGATCTTTAAATGAAACCTTTAATAAAACTTTATCGACTTTATCAAAATCTTCACTAGAAACATCAGATAGTTGCTGACATATATCAACATCAATACTATCAAAATGTTCATGTTGTAAATCAAAGAACTTTTCTATTTTTGATTTATCAAAGAAATTTATAATTTCTTTATTTTTATTGACAGGTATTTTTCCATTTTTTGCTATATTTTGAAAAACTTCCTTAATCAACATAGAATTATATTTCTTTTTTTCATTGGGTGAATGTTTATCAATAATATCAATTCGTTTAAACGCAGGTCTTATCCATTTCCACATCTCGTTCATTCGATAATCATTCCAAGCTCCATCTTGATTATGGGGGGCTTCAAAATCGGTATTCCCATTGTCATAAACCATTTTGTGGCTACACACAACATATCTCAAAAATGGTATTTCTAAAATATTAAAAAGATGACAGGCTTCAACACCTCCTCCAAATTTTGTAATCATGGGAAAAAACCAATTTAATAAACTGTGATGGACAACCTTCATGCCACAATGACTAAAAGGGATAATAGAGCTTTCTCTACTGTCACGATATTCAATATTTTTAGCATACGGAGTAATCAGCCCGTTCCCAGGATAATATGTTAATACTGCTGGATTATACTCATTTAGATCTTCTAGTATTTGATCTCTAGGATTTAAATTTCCTAGGGGTCTAAAATTGTAATCATAATCTACAAATGCATAGTATTCATAGTTTTTTGGAACTTTAGCAGCTAAAATGTTCCTGGTGTCTGTCCAGGTTGTCTGTGGACAAAAATCTAAAGCTTCTTCGTGTTGTTCATCATGCGTAACAAAATAAAAATCACAATCAGGATTTTTAGAAAAATATTTTACGTGTTCTTGATTTGGAGTTGAGGGAGTTACTTGCAATACACAGAACTTTTTCATAATTCTTTTTCCCATCTTTCAATCATTTCTTCAAGCATAGATTCAAATGTGTATTCAGGTGTCCATCCCAATATTTCACGAGCTTTAGAAGAGTCTCCCTTTAGGTATTTTAACTCTTCAGGTCTCATATATTTTGGATTTTGAACAATGTAATCTTCGTAATTCATTCCCAACTTGCTAAAAACTACCTCACATAAATCTCTAACAGAGTGTGTTTCTCCAGTTGCAACTATAAATTCATCTGCTACATCATGATTAAGAATCATGTGCATTGCACGAACATAGTCTTTAGAGTGACCCCAGTCTCTATAAGAGTCCATATTTCCAAGTTCTAATTTTTCTTGAAGACCCTTTTTGATTGCTACAGCTCCTTTTACAACCTTATTTGTTACAAAATTTGAACCTCTTCGTGGAGACTCATGATTAAACAAAATTCCATTACAGGCATGAAGCTTATATGCATGACGATAATGTCGAACCAAGTTGTATCCCATTACCTTTGCACATCCGTAAGGACTAACTGGATTCATTGGAGTTGTTAATCTTTGAATACCATCATCGTCTACAGAGTTTCCAAACATTTCAGATGAACTAGCTTGATAGAATTTAGACGAAGGGCAAATAGTTCGATAAACTTCTAACATATGAAGAACACCAAGAGCGTTTGTCTGGATTGTAAAGGAGGGCATGTCAAAGCTGATGCGAACATGGCTCATTGCACCAAGATTATAGATTTCATCTGGTTGAACTTCGGAAACTATTTTTACAAGTGAAGGATAGTCTAGTAAATCTCCATAATGTGTTT